ATATTTTATTTCTCTACTAATAAGACTTTTAGGCTAACTTAGTAGTACGAAATTATCTTCTTGTTCAGTAGGGCGGTCTAAGATCAGGCTACACTCACTGTTATCTAGTAGCCCTATTATATCAACGTCAGTACTAATAAAGTCCTTAGGAACCTCAGAGACAATTAAGAAACAGTCCTTACTATTAGACAGAGCCCTACATATTTCCTTCTTCACTAGTAATAGGTCATCTACGCTGTCTGTATCAACTTTGAAGAACTTTTCACTGATCCTACTTAGAATTCCTTTCCTAACCTCCTCTTTCTTGCTAATCTCTACCCTTTTTATATTCACCATACCATCAAATACTTTAGGCATGATCCTTGGAATTACTAGGTCAAGATCTGTATTAACCAAGTCATACAGGTCATCAGTCAGAAAGTCTATTACTATATCAGGATTTTCTGTTAGTAGCTTCAGTCCGTCCTCCTTATTATAAGATAGTACTTCCTCATCTTCTTCTATACCCTCTCGATAAGTTAGTGTCTCTACTATTGCTCCACCTTTACTATACGAAACTTCATACCGAAACTCTATAAAAAAGTCAATTGGTAGGTTAATACTAAATCCTAGTCGTGGAAGTTTATTGAGATCTAGTTTCTTTAGTCCACTGTATGCTGAGTAGACCGTCTCTATTATTTCAGAGAGAGATATCCAGTACTGTCAGGCAATAGTTTATAATCACGTAACCTGAAAGCTCTATAATCACCAGGATTTTCATCTGTTCCTGTATAAGCTGTAACATGACTAATCATAATAAGTACTTATATTTATTGTTCAACATATTAATTCCATGATAACCCGCCGCATAGAACCCAAGCATATTAATAACGCCAGATCTTCCCAAGTAAAATCTATTCATCAGCGGTTCACCCTCTACTAAAGACTCTTTCCACATTCTATCAATTAATTTCTTCTGCGGTATTTTATAGTCTTCTAGGTTTCGTTTAAATGTCTTAGCTATTACTGTATCTGACACTTCATCTCTCCCGTAGCTAACCCTAATATGTCTTGCTGGGAGTCTTTGTTCTAGTCTAAAAGTCAGGTTACCGTCATCCTCTATACACATCTTCCTAATTAATGATTTCTTAGTGGGCATTTTTCCAGAGTTGAGAATATAATACCCCGGCCATACTTTTACTAGGTGCTTATCAACGTAACCTATGAAATCTAGGATCTTATCAACTTCCTTTTTTCTTCCCCACCTAAAATCATTCAAGAGGTCATAAAACTGTTTCTCGCTTAAGTAATCTAGAAAGTAACCTGCACCATATATCTTAATAGGAACCTCTGGAAAAATATAGATTCCCAGTTTTACAGTATCAACGTACATAAATTGTCTAACTATCATATACGAACGAATAAAGGTCAGGTCTAAGTATTTCTCCTAGACCCAACCTGATTTTATAATTCTTGCAATATTTTTCGTTTGACACTACTTAATTCTTTCTTGAGGAGTCTATTTTCTCCCCTAAGTGAATCTATTATGTCATCTGTTTTCTTGGCTTTCTTGTTTAGTTTTTCTGTCTTCCTTAGTAATTCTTTCATCTTACTTTCCAGGCCAACTAATTTTTTAGCCACTGTGTCATCGCTCATAGTATTATTATTAAAGTTTATATTCTAACGTTCAGTACATAATAGTAGCTGTGTTCGTAGTAGTTTTCTTGTCTCTCTTCCTCCCTTAGTTCAACTTTATATCCTAAGTCAGTTAGTCGATTTTTAACAAGAGATAGCTTTATAATTCCCACTTCGCTATTATATTCTTCAGTTAGTGAGTTTTTGCCAGCTACTAGTTCGTTTAGTAGTGATTCAATTAACCTACTACACTCATCTTCTATCTGAGGCTCTAAATTTTTTACTCTCTTTAGTACCTCGTCCTTTAATTCACTTGCTGTTAATAATTTTTCCATTACTTCTTAACTTTAATTACCATCTTAGTTGTTCCACTCTTTATTGTGATCATTGTATCTTTCTTAGTGTCCTTGATTGCGTCTAATGCAGAGTCCACTTTTTGTTGAAACTCTGACTTAGTACTATTCACCAAGTTCATTACCGTAAATACAACGACTAATATGAAACCTATAGTCAATAGCATGATCAAAAACTCTTTCACATCCTTACTGATCATAGTTCAATCTCCTCATTATTTATTAGGTTCTTATAAAATAGGTCACCATAATTCTTAGAGTAATTATCACTTACATTACCACCGCTTATCCAGTACTTAGCCTGTATATTTTCAAATGCTGTGGTTATATATTTCCTCAACCCCAGTCTTTCATTCCAGGTATCATAGTCTTCATCCACGTCCCTAATAATCGGCGGTTCAAAACAGAGCGGCATTAAGTCAGATACAATTAAGTCTACCCTTATTGGAAAACTTGTCTTGCTCTGATCAATTCCGCCGGAGTGTAGGACGTAAACTTTCATACCACCTAGCTCTATTACTTCTTGGCATGGTAGTAGTTCATCATTATACATTACTCCTTCCTTACATAATAACACAGTATCGTCAACTATGTCTTCTTTCTCTGTTACTACTTTTATTTTCATACTCACTTATAAGGTTTCTAGATCTTCCAGCACGTGAATTCCTTATATATAGAGATGAGAAAATTAAGAACAAGAAAATTAGCAATTGAACAAATAAGTAATAAGTTAAAGGACCCTATGATAAGTAGTAGGACCTTAGATGAGCTAGCAGAAAAAGATACTGTACGTGATCTCTTTATAACTAATAATGCGACTTCATGTAGGTCATTATTTAGTTCATTCTTAGATTATATTAATCTAAGAACCAGGTCTATAATAGGTAGTGCTAAGAATGGAGAACTGATAATCTCACCTAGGGAACTTAAGAAAATTATCCTACTGTATAATGTCTCAAATATACTGTTATTCAATTGGGACCCTATGGCAGTACGTGTGAATCAGAGTAATTATGACAGGTTTGTTAAGCCTGACGAGAGAACATCAGATGCATATATAGCGGAAATAGACTTGAGATGTCGTAAAGCAATGAATATACTACGTCTATTATTTGAACGTGGGCTAAGTAAGTGGTATCTAGGCGTATGAGTGGAAAGTTAGTAAGTGTTAATGTATTCTTAGACAAATTGAGGGAGTACATAGTAGAGCATGAGATAACAAAAGATGAACTAGGTAGGTGTTTAATAAATAAAACCTTTGATGCAATGTTTCATGATAGCATCACAAGAGAATTCAACTCTCTTGTTTACGTCATATATAGTAAGGCAGATCGTATGTTATTTAGCTTGAAACTTCGTAGGCTAGAGGGTTACTATGATAGAGCGTATATGTGGTTAATGAAGTTGAAGGATATATCAGGATTATACTTAGGTGATATAGATCAAGCTAAGTATATGAAGGTAAATACCAGAAATGCAGGGAGGTTTTTAGGTAAGTTCGGCCTAGATGACTTTAGAACCTATCCTTCAGAGATGAGAGAGTTCTTATATAGACAAAAACTATGGTGTTTAATCTGGGAAATTTGTAAGATATCAGAAAATTTTAGTATTTAATAATAAAAGACAAATGAAAAGTATTTTTAGTAGACTTAGAGGTAGAAAAGTAAGTAGTGGTATCAGTAATGAGAGACTACAAGTTATGGCATCATCTATTAGAGGTGGTGGAATTAACATAAACACGCCAAAAGATTATGTATCCCCTTATATTATCAAGGAGAGTGAGAACATAAGAACAGTACAGGTTGATGTATTTTCTGAACTCCTCAAGAATCGTACATTGTTCTTTGATGCTGATGTTAATAGAGACTCAGTGGTAACGGCAATGTGTCAACTCTTGTATATGGTAGCAGTCAGTAAGGAGCCAATTACTATGTATATTGCAACTCCTGGCGGTGATGTATACTATGGCCTTGCACTTTATGATCTTATGGAAATGATTAAGGCAGAAGGTGTAGTGATCAATGTGTACTGTATTGGCTTGGCAGCTAGTATGGGAAGTATTCTAATGTGTGGTGGTACAAGAGGTCATAGATACGCACTTAAGCATTCTAGAATTATGATCCACCAGCCATTATCAGGTACAGGTGCAGGTCATCATCAAGAAACTGACATCAGAATTCTTAGTGAGGAGACTAGTGTATTGCGTAAGGAGCTTCAGATGATTCTTGCAGAGGCTAGTGGAAAGTCTTATGAGGAGGTAAATGCTGACTGTGAGAGAGATAACTGGTTGATGGCTAGTCAGTGTCTTCCAGGTGTCTATGGTGAGTTTGGCTTGATTGATGAGATTAAGACCAAGTTCTAGTAATATCAGAGTAAGGTTATCTATGTTAGGTAGCCTTACCTTTATTAAACCAGTATATGAAATTAGTAGCGGCATATAATCCAGGTAATCGTTTGAAGATATGTGCGGAGCTAGTAGTGAAAGTCCCTAGATTTACAGATAGTACCTACCAACTCAGTAAGTACTTGAGGATTCATAAAGCTAATCCATCAAATATGATAGAGGAGGTACTTGGAAATAGTGGCAGTGAGAAAGAACAAGAGGAGTACTTAATGAATACTCTGTATAACTCTCTTTTTTACATAGACTATTTTAGAGTTGACCAAGCTGTTATGTTGTTTGAACCATTGAAACTGTACCTAGTATTATGTGAGTATCGTAATGTAAGTAAGTATCTAACTTCTAAGCAGGTAGTAGATATGTGTAAGGAGTCTATAACCAATAATTTTGCGGTAGGTGCATTCTATGGCCCATACTATGCTAACTATTATAACTTTACAAGCCTTAAGGTAGATAGAATAGAAACAAGTAAGATAGGAATGCTGGATGTAAAATCTATATTCTGGAAGAGAAATCCAGAAGTTATTAATCTATTAGACACTACTTACATATGAAACTAGATGTATTATTTACAGCAGAGTCTTTAGAATATACTTACATTGATATAGTAAGGTCTAATGCAATCTTCCCTATTAAAGTTAGACTCCCCGATAATTTTGTGATGGAACTAGAACTATGTGCCGAAGACTTTAGACCTGTTACGGTTTGTCATAGTAATATAGATTTCTTTGAACAGGAGTGGAGGTGTTTTTGTGTTAGTAGGTTTGGTGCTAGTAGTTCACTCTCTGACGGTTATGTTGACTTAGACTTATATGTTAGATTGGATCTTATGAACCCAAGTCTTAAATACCCTAGCAAGAAATTCTTAGAGGTTTTAATAGATGAATCACTGAGAGATCCCATCTATAGTCTAGAGTTTTTCAATCCAAGTTTTATAGAGTCTGGTGAGTATATAAAGTCAGTAGGTAAGAGGTTGAAAGGAAAAATGAAATTTAATGACGTAGAGTTGAACTTAGGAGACTTGAGTTCTTGGGATCTAAACAAAAACGCAGGTCTATTTCTAAGATACATAGTAGATGGAAAAGATTAACCTAAAGATAATAAGGGATAAGGATAGAGGATATGAATTACTACTATTCCCTATCCAACTATGCCTTACGAAAGATGTAACTGATACGTTGGATGATGGGTCTAAGGTGTTGGTGAATTGTTTTAGTAGTTACACCAATGCTAAAATAAGAGCAGAGGAGTTAATAGGTGATCCATCAAGACAATTAGAAGATTATTATATAATATTTGACAGAGGTTTTGAGATATTAGAGTACCAAAAACCACGAGAATTTAAATTAATTACTGGAAAGAATGCCAAAGAGATTCTGATGTATGAAGAGTTCTATCAAAATATTATTTATCGTAACCAGAGTGATGAAAGCCTGATAAAATCGTTGATAGGTGGATATGACCAGTACAGAGTATCAATAGAGGACTTAACACTAGAATATGACCCAAGGGAAATATTTTGTAAGAACTTGTACTCATACAGTCAGGCGTACGAAGTCTTTGTAATCACCCAATATAACCTACTATTAGATGAAAAGAAAGATAGAAGTGGGAATAACTAGGAAGTATGACTATTACAGAGTTGTTCTCCCAGTTAAACTCAAGTATCCTAAAGATTATAAGGAGTATATTTTCAAGAGTGATTATTACTTTAATAATGGACTAGCTAAGGTAGAAATTGAACAGCTATTGGAATTATACAATAAGTGTGAGCTTACAGAAGTTAATATACTGTTGACTCTATTCAATCATAACTACCAAGCAATACCTGAATCTATAAACGCTAAGTGGATGACTGATAAATTACTAAGATATACACTCTCTTGGTGGACCCCTACTATTGCAACTACTTCACCTTGGTTTGACCTAGATTATGGTGGCGGGTTAGTTAGTATAGAAGGTGTTGGTTTCGGAGGTACGACCTGTGAACGAAGGATGGTTACAATAGAAGATACAGAAATTCTAAAAATAAACAATCGATCATATAGTGATTACTTGATAGCTGGCTTATATCAAAAGTCAGTAAGAGAATAGTATTGATTGTACTATTCTTTTTTTTGTTTCCTCATAATTCCTTATATGTAGAAATGAAGAAAGAAATAGTTATAAAGAGAGTATATTATTTAGCAAGTAATATAGATTATGTTTTTATACCAGTTAATATACCTTGCTGGATCCTAGATAATTGGTTTACGGAGTATAATGATGGATATTGTTGCTCCCCCATTTCAGATAAAAGTAAGGGTCTAATATTAGAAAAACTAGGTAGTAATAGTTATAGTTCAATAGAGAAGTTATACTTAATAAAGACTGTTAGAGTGAGAAGCAATAAAATAATAACACTAAAAATGGCTAGAGACTTGATAGAGTATTCAAGATCATTAACTAGTCTTAAGTATGCACCTATACTAGTTAAGAGTGCGAGTTACATAGGTGGGGGTAAGACCTTTAGGGTGAAACTAGGTACTGATTTGACTCTTAAAGGAATAGACCCAGTTATTGATGAGATATTTACAAAACTTATACAGGATGAAGAAAAACTATAAAATAAAAATCTGCGTTGACTGTTATAATCATGTAGCATACGTAGTTCCAATCAAAGTACCTAGAGTTGTGCTGAGTACTTATTTTTCTGAGGTTAGTAATCTTCCAAAACACAAGACTACTATTTATAGGCTGGACAGAGGACCTACTGATAAAGCAATAGGTAATGAAGTAATGGCTGGGGTTAGGGAGTTATTAAGTAAAGATCAACTAGGTGACCTGGTAAGTGTAGAAGTATATGTAGATGATGTAATTGCCCGTTTCCATGATAGGACTGACATTTTTAAAGCAGGAAAGATAGTAGAGCGTTTGAGGAGTCAGGATTGGATGGTAAGTGAAAGGATGTATTCTGATTTTGCATACTTTACTAGACCTGGGAAGCTGTTTGGTAATTACAAGTATGAGATACACGATAAAATAGTGAGCTCCGAACCTCCATTACTAGGTGAGAGATATATTTGGATGGAGGAAGTGATGTCTATATTAATTGAATGGTGGTATGGCAAAGAAGAGGACAAAGGTATATCTGATATTTAGAAACGGAGTAGCATACAGTCTATATTTTTCCGCGCGAGTACCTATGAATGATGATATTATGAAGTTTATTGAAAATCCTTGTCGCTTACCATTGAACTATTCAATCTACTTTGAAGGTGTTAAGTCTCGCGCGGATGTATTTATTATGTTAGACTTCCCGCCTACACCTCGTTCAACAAAAAAGTATCCAACAAAGAGAGATGTTGTTAGGTACTTGGAGAACTTAGGACTTACATACTCTGAGAAAGATGCTATAATTCTTGAAGGCGAGATGGATAGGGTGTTAGGTTCAATATTAAGAAACTCTCAATATACTAAGTGGACTGTATTTGATTATGAGGTAGATATAGACCAATCAATGATACTAAGAAAAGCAGGTAGTGGACAGTACTATGAATTTGTTAGGAGACTTTTTCATGAAGGTAAAGACTAAGTTAGCTTTTGTATATTATAAGGAAAAAGATCTCCCGAGGATGTGTTGCTATCTGAGATTAAAAACATTATGGTCTGAAAATATAGAATCACTGATTGATAGTGAATTGTATAATCATATTGACATGTGTGGTATAAGTAAGGATGATGTGGAAGAATTGTACGTGTATTTCAGGGTTAATGACACAGAATGTTGTATGAATAGTATGAAGCTCCCCACCATAAGAATTATCAGGGACATCATAGGACATCTTTCAATTGATCCACTTTGTCACTATGAGGTTGGTGAAAGTTTTAGTATTGGTACTATAGATCCAATTGTAAAGTTATTTGATGTTACTATTGACTCAGGTATTCTTCGAGATAATACTGAGAGTAGTATTAACTTTAACTTTGGATTAAAAAGAGTATTAGAGGTGATATTATGGAAAAGTTATACATAGAAGGGAGTTAGAGTTATGATAATATGTAGTTTAGTAGTAACGTGGTATTTTGGGTATATAACCGATATAATAAGTTACTTAAGATTAACTGTCATGGCGAATGAGGAGATTTCATCCTTGATCAATAATGATATGTTTTGGTCAAGAAATTTTGACGGAAGCTATAGTGGTTTTTATAATCTAAGCCCTCGTGAATTCTACTTCTCTATTACAGGCGTAGACTTTTTTGTAGGGGAGCATAAGATTCCCACTAAAAAGATGGTAGATGAACTATTAAAGACGGCTAAGCTTGGACTTATTATATTAGACCGAGATAGATTTATAAGACTAATCGCAGAGAGGAGTGATTATAAGATAGAAGAGATAAGTACAGTGGTAGACCTAGACTTGTTTCTCGGTAAGTGTGATCCGGGAAATAAGAGGCTTAAATTTTTACATGACTTAATAAGAAGTGCTGAAAATATTAATAAGAAGATCTAACCATACAAGCTCAATTGGAATCTATGCAGAGGTGAAAATATTAGGATCTAGAGAATTAACGGATTACTTTGATAGTCTGTACGACTCTCTTATAGGTATTAGTTGGAAAGCTAATGAACCAACATACTCGATAGATCATTTTAAGAACTTAGTTCCAACTGTTTATTATTTCTACTTGGGCGACATACTACCTGAGAGAGGAAATAATATGAAGATATTTACCAAGAAACAGTTAAGAAGATTCCTAGAGACTGCAGAGGTAATAGGAAAAGTGTGGCATTGGAGAAAGATAGATGCCTGGAAAGTTAATTATTTTCTCGAAGAGGTAATAGTTGACATGAACCCTTCCGATATTGACAAGAGAAGTTTACCAGGCTTATCACCAGCACTAAGATTCATTGTAAACCAACTACATAATGGAAAGAGCACGGTTACTAGCGGTTAGGGATTGTTGTAATGGACATATTAGTACCTACATAGGATTATCTTGTTGGGGTTCAAAAAATCTCCTGGAATATTTGAATCACTTATATTTCAGAATGACCTGGTCACTAATGGATATTCCAAGTGAGTCGTCAGAGAATATTAAGAAGTTATCAGATTTCACAGACCTAGAACCTATGGGATTGTACTTTAGGGTTATTAGTCCTTCCGATAATCTAACAGCCGGTAAATACTTAACTCATAAACAGATACAACTGATACTCAGAGATCACGTAATAACCAATAAAGTGGAAAGTTTTAGTTTCTATGATGGGACTATATTAGGCAGGGAAGTTTATGACATTATGGTAGACAGGGATGAATTAACTAGTAAGATCTATGATTCTGAAAAGTTAATGTTCATACAAGACCTAATGAAACAACGTAGTAATTTTGCATGGTAGTCAGTCTTAGGTTCCTTAATGGTGTGATAATAATAAAAGATAGTTTATGTTAGACAAGAGTGAAATTTATTATTCGTATGATGATGTATTTATCTTACCGGCTACGACAAGTTTTATAAGTAGTAGGTCAGAGTGTAATGCAAGGAGAGAAGATGATAATATGTACCCTATCTTCACAGCCCCAATGAATTCAGTAGTGGGTCTTGAGAATGAAGATTACTATAGGGAGCTTGGTATTCATTCTATCTTACCTAGAACAATTGAGCTGGATATTAGATTAGAGCATGCATTATCTGGTAAGTGGGCTGCATTTAGTCTTGGTGAATTTAGTAGTCATTTTTCAGAGGGTGCTAGTACAGTGATTGGAACGGCTAGGGCACTGATTGATGTTGCTAACGGTCATATGGAGAAAGTACAAGACCTAGTGAGACGCGCCAAGAATCATTATGGTAGTAGTCTTGAGGTAATGGTAGGAAATATAGCTAATCCTGAATCAATCATACCTCTATCTAAGTGTGGCGCGGATTATGTAAGAGTTGGTATTGGTGGTGGTCTTGGATGTATCACTTCAACTCAGACTGGTATACATTGTCCCCCTGCTACACTACTAGATAAGATGGCGCAATTAAAAGATGACATGAGGTGCGACGGGGAACATACTGCTAAAATTATCGCTGATGGTGGTATTAGATCTTATGCTGATGTAGTGAAGGCATTATCACTAGGGGCTGATTATGTTATGATAGGGGGATTATTCAGCTCACTAATAGGCAGCAGTGGAGAATACGTCGCGATAAGTAGTCATGATAATAGCGCCAAAGATAGTATGGTACCAAAGAATAGAGGAGACTTCGAAATAATCAGTAAGTGGCTTGAGGATGGACTGACCGTGAAGAAAGTATTTTATGGTATGGCTAGCGCAGAAGGTCAAGTCGCTATGAATGGTACTAAGACAAAAACATCTGAAGGTACTAGTAAGATTCTAACTGTTACGGATGACTTGCCTGGGTGGATTGATAACCTTGATTCATACCTTAGAAGTGCAATGTCTTATGTAGGGGTCAAGAAAGTAGAAGACATGTATAAAAGATCTACATGTATTATCACAAGCAAGAGTGGTAAGGATAGAATAAATAGTTAGAGTACATAGGCTGGGAAACTAAATTCCTGGCCTTTATTTTTATTTCCTCTTAATACCTTACTTGTGTGAAAATAGAAAGAACATGTCAAAGAAGAATCAAAAAGAAGTAATTGCATTTAAGACATTAGATGAGTTTGGAATTGATAGGCGTGGTAAGAAATTTGAAATTGGGGAATCATATACTACAGACCCAAGTGATATGTTTGAGGGTGAGACTTTTCCAATTCGACTTTTTAGTTTCCACCCAATGTTAAGATCGACGCTAGTAAAGTGTGTACTATCTGGAAAAGTAAGTAAAGAAAATGGCGGAACTAAATATGAAGCAACGAAACTTAGGGTAGTCGAAGAGGTAGACTTAACATACGCGGCCACTGCTAGTATTGGACTACTTAAAGTGGACTGTAAGATGCCAGTTAGAGTTGAATATACTGATGCGAGATATGAATATATAAGACTATACTCTAATAGTAGTTTCAGTAAAGACTTGTGCTCTGGCTATGATGGATCCTTAATATCGACGAATAGTTATTGTGCAAGGGTAAGAGTAAGCGGGATTGAAACAAAAGTTAGTTCGACTGGAGATGAATCTGATATATTTGTTGGTGGTGAGCGTAATACAATAAGCGCTACAGGTACTCGTAGTATTGTAGTTGCCTGGGGAAGTGGCCATTGTATTTCCGTCAGTGGCTATCGTAGTACTATATGCGCTGATGGTGAAGATATAACAATAAGTAGCTCAGACGATTTTGCAAACATTATAACACTTGGGGCTAGTAACAGAATTAGTACAACAGGAGACGAAACTGAGATTTATAGTTGCGGTGATAGAACATTCATTAGTGCAGTTGGTGAGGGGTCTATCATAAAAAGCACTGGTAAGAATTGTACTATATATGCAGGTAGTAATTCAATCGTTAGCGCAGGTCTTGGTAGTTGGATTACACTCACTAAGACTAAAGAAGACGATAAAGGAAATATAGTGCCAGTGGAAGTAGTATCTTGGCGTGTAGATGGAGATTGTATAATGCCAGGAGTATACTATAAACTAAGTGATGATGATTTTGAGCCCGTTAAGTGGTCAGGTAGTAAGAAAGAGAATATCGAGTAAGGTATTCTCTCTTTTTATTTCGCCGGCTAATATATGGCAGTGTAATTCAAAAGTCTTCAATCCCTTAATAGTGAATAGAATGGAATCCGTAAGCCCTGGAGTAGATGTTCTGCTAATAATCGCCGGCAGAGGAAAGAGGTAATCCGGATTGATGAATTTTGCTCAGTTTTATAATCACTAGTCTAAAATTGAGATACCCTAGGGCGGTATAGGTGAGCCATGTACGCAGGAGCTGCATTCTTGGGTCCGTGACACATGTGCAGTACGGTACTAGTAGAGGTAGGGAGTCGAAAGGAAATCATTTTTGAATGGTTTACTCCCAGCCGTTTTTATAGGAGTCTTGCAAGTCCTGGAGTAGATGTTCTATCAATAATTCGCAGATAGAGGAAAGAGGTAAGCAAGTATTGGTTAGTTTGCTCAGTTTTATAACCGGATATATATACTCTAATACTGAGATACCCTGGTAGCGGTAGAGGTCAGCTAATTACGTCAGGAGCTATATTTCGAGAGTGCTTAGACACACATGTATAGTACGGTATGGCAGAGATAGGAAGTCGAAAGGAAACTATTTATAAATAGTTAACTTCCTGTCGTTTAATTTTTTTCCTCTAGATCCCTTATAGGTATGAGAAATGATAAGTTAATAAAGTATCTTAGGGTAAATAAAAACTACTCGTTTATGTTGGGAAAATTTTTGATCCCTAAATGTATAATGACTATTAAGGGGAATCCCCACGACTTAGAGCAAGGTAGAGAAGATAATCTAGCTCAAGGAAGTGCATGGTCTCCAGAGTTTCAGAATTTTCTAGATACGAAGCATAAAAGTATAGGTTATATTAGAGAATTCCCTATTATTATAAAAAACCAAGCCCTTTGGGAATCTATGTGCAATATACACAACGTCCCACCTAACTTACGACCCAGAAACTATTTCTTAGCTGATTATCTCATATATAACTACAATTTTCTAGTAGAAATAGATAGTCAATATCATAATGAAGAATATGACAAGGCTAGAGATGATTATATTAAGAGAGGTTATGGACTAGATACATTGAGATTTTATGAATACGGGAGAAATAAGCACCAGAAGTTTTCAGATGATTTTCAGTTCTTAGTAAATTTCTGCAGAAACTCTGGAGCTATACCAGTAGATTTTAACTACGATCAATTAATTATAGATAATTTCTTACAGAAAAATAGTAGGGTTATTTCTGTATATGATAAGATAGAAAACTTACTGGCAACTAAAAAACTAAAGACTATAGTATTAAACAATAAAAATTTAAGTATCCCAGAATTTGTTCAATTACGATACGGTATTAATTACTTAGAAGAACTTGTAAGTTACTTTAGGTTCTCTTATAATGTAAATGTAATTCTGGTGACCTAGAATCCTTAAATATGAAAGAGGTGCAGTAATCCATTGAAATACATGGTACTGTATAGGCTTAGTTTTGCTCAGTTTTATAAGTCTCATGTCTTATTATAAGATATGCTTAATTAGTCACAAGACGCTGAGATACCCTAGAGCGATAAAGGTGAGCTATGTACGACAGGAGACCTTTCATAGTCGGTTATGTTTAGGTTACGGTACTGGTGGAGATGGGGAGTCGAAAGGATAGTTAATTCGATGCCAGCAATGTCAATAAGGCTGGAAACGATCATAGGGTTAACTAGCTCCCAGTCGTTTTATTTTTTTTTGTCCTCTAGATCCCTTATAAGTATGAACAGTGAGATATTAAAGAATTTTTTATTAAGTAGTAGTGATTACTGCTTTAGAGTTGGGCCCTACATAGTACCTAAGTCTATTGTAGGTTCTAAAGGGTCCCTTGTGAATTTAAGAGAGAACTGGGAAAAGGGTCTTATTGAAAATGAGAGTACGTGGTCCAGGTATTTTGAAACTATTCTTAACTGCTGCTATAACAAGGTTCTTTATCAAAAGGAAGTTCCTTTGATTATAGAAAAGGGTAAGATTATGAAGTGGAAGAACTTATGTGGTCGTAACAAAGTAACAGACTTTGACTCTATTATGAGAAGCTACTTTTTGGCCGATTTTGTTTTTCCTGAGTACAACCTTATCGTAGAAATAGATTCTGACCTACATGATCAAAATTATGATAAAGCGAGAGATGAGTATATTAAAGATGAGTGGGGATTTGAGATATTGAGATTTCCTGATTTTGGTTCAAGTCCTGAAAACATGAGATACCATCTTGGACAATTTAATAACGCACTCAGTAATAAAGTAGTCAAAAGGGGCCCTATCCTTGATTATAGGAACGCTGCATATGATGCATTTTGTTCAATCAATAGAGATATTATGAATATCCTTGACGAAATAGAAGCAGTTATTCTAGGGGATAAGAAAAGACCTGGTGATATCTATAAAATAGATAAGCGAAAGGTAGGGGATTTTGAAAGGTTTCAAAGAATTCAGAAAATAATTTCAGACGTATATCAAGTCAATGTAGTAGCGCAATAAAAAACTACATTTGAAAAACCATCAATTCCTTAGATATGATAGAAAATGGAGTATGTAAGTCCTGGAGTAAGACCCGACAGACAGAGGGGTAAGGAAAGAGGTAACCATGCTGATGAATTTTGCTCAGTTTTATAGTCACTAGTCTAATACTGAGATACCCTAGAGCGAAACAGGTGAGCTATGTATTGCGAGTCAGGCGGGAGGCCAAGAGGATATATCAATACCCGTTATTGGCTGTAATACTGGTAGAGATAGGGTGTTGGGATTGAGGTTATTCATGTCAAAAAATGACCGAAGAAAGCTTCTCAACATCCAGTCGTTTTTTTTTGCAAATTAAAAAAGAGAGAAAGGTAGTTTACCAATCTCTCCTTCTTTTTTAGTCAATCATAATCTGTTTTCCTGCGAGTCCCTTTTTCTTTTGCAAGTTGATCAAGAGTACACCATTCTTAAGGCTTGCACTAATATTATTCATATCAATTTCCCTCCCTACATAGAATGACTCTTTGAAATCTGGTAGTACCTTAGTTTCACTGTTTTCTTTGTTCACACCACTTACTGCCAATCTTTCATCCTCTGTTGTAATCTTCAGGTCATCTTTATCTAGTCCTGGCACTACTAGAATAATCTTTGCACCGGACTCTGTATTCTCAACCTTACTAACTACCCTCTTGCAAGTATCATCAAAAAGTGACATCGCTGTATCAACGTAGTTCTTTATAAATCTATCCATCATATTTTTCAATTTTTTTGTTAAACTTGTACTGCTAATAATACAAATGAAATACCAAAATAATTTCTCTGCCTTTTTGTCATCCCTACCCTGCCAATTTGACATTTTCGTAGGTAGGGTAGACATGGAACCTTATTAATAGAAAACAGATAATAATAAAAACATGGAAGATTACTCAGACATACCAAAAATGTTCGTGGTAAAAAATGAACCGCAGGAAGTAACACAGATTAGAGCTCACATACTTAGATCATTCAAGGACCTACTATTTTTTGAAGAGCCTCATATTTATTCACTCCACGGTAAGCAGTTGACATCTGTTACTACTATGTTGGGTAAGTATATGGCTCCTTTTGATACAGAACAGACGGCTATTAATTATGCTAAGAAAAATGGTGAGACTCCTGAATATTGGAAGGATAAGTGGTTGTGGAAAAATAAGATGTCTACAATTACTGGATCACTTGTACATGAATTTGGGGAGTCTTATTCTTACTTAATAAATGGTCACCCTGAGAGAATAACTAAGTCTTGTAAGTGTAAGTATGTGGAGGATAAAAACTGGCTTATTCCAACAAGGGGTAAAGAGGAGGCAGTTATCAATTATTGGTCTAGTCTTCCACCTTGTCTTCACTTCGTTTATGCAGAGGCGATGTTATATACAAATAGCAATCCAGATCCTAGTACTCATCTTAAGACACAACTAGCGGGGACGGCAGATATCTTATTATACTATAAAGATACTGTTAACCCAGAGAATAGTGGTCTTGTAATAGCTGATTATAAGACAAATGCTGATATTAGGAATAAATTTGCAAGATCGACAGGTAAGAAGATGTTAAGTCCATTTAGTGATTTATTGTCTGAACCGCTTAGTGAATATTATGCTCAGTTCAGTACATATCAGATACCACTAGAAGACATAGGACTTAAAGTTATTGCGAGGAGACTTGTATGGCTTAAGGATGATGGTAATTTTGAAGTCCTAGCTACACCCGACTTATCACAATTAATTAGAGAAAACTTATGATTATTGGAATTACTTACTATAAAAATAAAGCTACCGGCCTTAAGTGTGTCGATGTAGTAGTACCTATTATAAAATCTAGTGCAGATACCTCTATATTAATATTTACTAGACCTACTGATAAATATATAAAAAGGAGAACTGCCCTAAAAATTATAGAAGAACAGTTAATAGGTGGAAAAGAAGTATGGGGTAGATGTTTAGATCTAAGTGATAGAAATGCATTTACAAAATACAAGAAGTTGAACTATGAGAATATTATAGGTACAGATGTTGTAGACCTAGAAGATAATTGGATAGTTAATTTGATAGATACATTCAAGAAGAGTGGTAATTAGTACTACTCTTTTTATTTTGTCTTAGTTTCCTTAATAGTGTAGAATGAATAGAATATGAAAGCAAAAGTTGTTTACTATAAAAATAGATTTAGTGACTATATATTTGCTAGAATTATGGTACCTGTGGCGTTCAGTAGGAATTTAATCGTAAGAGGTTCTGGAAAGCTGTATAAGGGAGACGTTGACCTGCGCACCACTAGATCTTGTATATTGAGTTTTATAAGGTTAACTAGTAAATTCATAGACAGTGCCACTATTTTAAATATAATAGAAGAGCAATTAAAGAATGGATCAAAACCAGGAATAAATCGTCTCGAGATTAGAAGCAGTGTCGTACAATCAGAATACGAGAGATTAAATACATTCCAGGTTAGTGCAAAAGATATAGACCTAGATGATAGTAGAGTATCTAAGTTAATAGAAAAATATGTTAAGATAATGTAGTACTACCTTTTTATTTTGCCTTAGTTTCCTTATTAGTGTAACAACAAAAAAAATTATTTATATGAATAGAACTAGAGATTATTCAGTAAGTATTAAGAAGAACATTATTGAGAAACTATCAGACTACCTTGAGAAGAACAAGATCAAAACTATGGTACTTGGTGTGAGTGGTGGTATTGATAGTACATTAAGCGCTGCATTATGTTATGAAGTTGCTAAGAGGACAGGTGTTAAGTTACTTGGTTACTCTTTGATGTGTAAGACTAATGCAGAGGGTGAGGTTAGTTCTGCGGTTAATGCGGGACTAGCGTTTTGTAATGAATTTAAGGAGGTAAACATTGAGAATTGGTATCTTCAATCTAGCACCTTTGTATCAATTGGGACTAGTTCAACTGATGATCCCGCCAATCTTTCGGCCATTGCATTAGGTAATATTAAGGCAAGACTTCGTATGATTTTCTTGTACTGTAAGGCCGGGGAAACTGGCGGAATTGTAGTTGATACAGATAACATGACTGAGCACAATACTGGGTTCTGGACGATTCATGGTGACGAGGGTGATGTAAATCCAATAGGTAATCTTTGGAAGTCAGATATCTATGAGGTTACTGACTACTTGCTCACAGAATATCTTGAATATCGTGAGACCCTAGTAGAAGGTGTGGATGACGAAGAGATCAAGAGAACTGGTTATGCTGTGGCTGCCCTGGAAGATGCACTTAAGATAGTACCAACAGACGGGAATGGAACATCTGCTAGTGACCTTGACCAGATTGCACCAGGTTGTACATATGAGCAGGTCGATGAAGTACTCAAGACTTGGTTATCTATGAATAATGACGAGAAAGAACTATGGAACAGAGGCTTACAATCAAAACTATACAAGATGATAGATGAGATTGGCGTCGACATGGTTAACAGAATCTTAGATCGTCACAAGAGAACAGAGTATAAACGAATGCATAGACCAATTAAGCTATGATAGAGTTTATTTGTAGAACATTATTAATATTGGCTTTGTCTAGTGTAGTCATATTATCGGCTATTAACTTGATTTCTAGTTTACGGTATAGAGATAAGAAGCCAGGAATCTATAATAAACTACTAAATATTAGGGACCTTATAGCGAGGGCAAGCGGGTTTTCAATGTTACTAGGAATTGTAGTAGGGAATATTATCTTATTTATTATAGGTTTTATTATCCTAATCTGTATAACATTAAGAACTATATTGAGTGAGGTTATAAGCCAAGAAAAGTTACAGAAATTTGATGTGACAGTAGATATTGTTATAATTTCAGCTTTTCTAGATCTTATATTA